TCACCCTGTTTTTGTGTTGACGATCACCCAATCTTTTCCTCTGTCATCATTATATTTGTCTGTCATTTTTCTTGATTTATGGCCGAGTAATTTTTGCGTGTCGACACCTTGTTCTCTGTACAAGCGTTCTGATAATGATCTCTGTTCGTGAAAAGTGGGTGGGGATCCCTTATCCCATTTCAGTCCACTTCTGTCACGTGCTTTTTTGAATGTTGAAGTTAAAGAACTGGTTGAAACCTGATCACCGCGGTTTGCTTGTGAGGTGGTATGTCTGAAATGCACAAGATATTTACTGATGACTGCATCCCGGCATTTAGATACAACGTCCCGAAGAGTTAAACCCAGGGCTTCACATTTCAAGTCCAATGGTATGGCTAAACGCGATCCTGTTTTTTCCTGTTCGACATGGAGCATATCGTCCCATATGTCTTTAAACTTCATGTTACAGATATCGCCCAAACGCTGACCTGTTATTATCGCGAGCAACATTCCACACTGGAGGTATGGTTCTTGCTTTTCGGCAGCTTCATAAATAGTTTTCCACTCTTCCAGAGAAAGACGCTGACGAGTGACTCTGTTTCTCGGCTGCTTGGTCGCCAGGGCAGGGTTATAGCCTGGAGGGACATGACCGTTATGTTGCGCTTCTTTGAATACATCAATCAAAACCATGCGAACAACTTGCGCCATACGATTATGGCCTTCAGCCTTAACTGCATCCGTGATCTCAGAGATATCCAATGCGGAAATATCTTTCAAATATTGCATACCGCAATGTTCGCGAAATAACCTGACTGGTTTTGCTTTCTGTCGATAAGAATTAGGCCTGAGTTCACGGTGTTTTAACCGTTCGTCCTGAATTTCAATATACTTATCAATCCACTCAGTGACAGTAATGTCCGTTCTTCTGCCTTTCATTCTGGCAAGACGGTCGTTAACACTAAGAACCTGCCTGGTTCTTTGTTCTGCAATGATCGTGTTCGCTTCGGATGCAACCTTTTTAGCTTCCACTTCATCAGTACCCAAGCTGTGAAAGCGTCCTGAAACAGGATGTTTATATTGCCAATAAATCTTGCCCGTCCGCTTATCTAGCTTGCAGTATAGATTCGGAATTGAAATTTTGTGAGAACGTGGTCTAGCAGCCATCTGCAATAATCCGTTGTAATCTTGGACTGGCGTTTGCCGGAATTTTCGGTTCGGCAAGCGTACCAACAAATCGAGCATTACGGTCTACCATCCAGTAACGACCTACTTTAACAGCTGGAGGTATCATCATTTTGCCTTTAGCGTATTTCTTAAGGATACGCTCACTTGGTGCTTGCGCTCCTAACTCCTCATTGGCCCAGTCGAGTAAGGGGATCATTCGTGACATTTATTTTTCTCCACAAAGCCCGGCTGCACCCGGGCTGTAACATCAAATATCAGTGCTGGTGGTCGGTATTAATATCAGCCAGATAAACACGCGGAATTACCGGAGAGTAGCCAGAAAGCGCTTCTTGCAGTCGTTCAAGCTTCACGTATTCCTGAACGCAAGTTCCCGAGTAGTTATTTAGCCAGATAGTCTCCTTTTCTGGGGCAGGCGTATAAGTAACCACTTCTCCCGATTGCCAGCACAGGGCGTACAGGTCAGCGGCTGCCTTAACCTGCGCGTATGGCAACTCGGCAGGGCATTCCTCCGGCACTACCGGCACTGGCTGGGCGCTGTACTCATGTGCCACAGCCATTTGTGGGTGATTGGGATTATTACACGGCACTCCACACACCTCACAGACAGCGTGCTGTATCCCGTCCAGCCTGCGGCGTTCCTGTAGCTCTCGCATCGCCGCTGCAATATCGGTGTAGTCAGTCAAAACTGAATCGTCGCAGATTTCAGCGCGCGCCAGAATTTCAGCTATTTTCCTGTCTGTTAGTTTGTTATTGCTCATCGCAATACATCCTCCACACTGATTAACCCTTTACGGCTCAAATAGTTCATTGCGGCGCCGTGTAACTTGCTGTTCGGCCTGGCGTTTCTAAGCGAGTGGGCCAGACGCTTAATCCACATCGTTAATTCTTCCACTTGCTTTTCTGCTTCTTCCAGTTGTTCGCGCACCTGTCGCATATCATCACGCTGAGTAAGTGCCGATTCAGGCATGGAATGTTCGGCACACGGGATTATTGTGTGAACGTCTGAGTATTCGCCGCCGCCGTCACTGAATGCCATTACACAACCACACTTTGATTTGCCGTTCACAAAGACAATTTTGTTACTCATAATGACCGTCCTGCACGTTGCGTAACCAGATACAGACCGCGCCGTCTTCGGTGTCGTGAATGGAACCGACAAACCAGCCGTTACCTGCTGGCGGATCTGGTTGCCACGTTGAAATGTCGCACCCGTCAACGTCAGGATCTATTTCCTCGTCATCCAGGTATGAGACTTTCCATTCCAAACCGTTAGCCTCCAGCCAGGCATTAAACTCGTCTGGAGAGATAACCTCACGACCATCGCAAAACTGTTCGTACAGCGGGTGAGTCCAGTAACCGTAATTATCGCGCTCTACGGGTAATGCAGTGATTTTGTTCATTATCATTTCAGGCGGTCAGCGACCGCCAGCCTCCGTTATGCGGTCACGTTCTCTTCCACGCCAGCGTTTTCGACGACGCTGTACTCACCTGTGATGACAGACGCATCAGCCGGATCGATAGTCAGCGTCTCCTTTTCGTCCATTGATACCGCGCGCTGGATCTCAATGGATACAGGCAGGTATTTGAACAGGCGGCGTATGGCGGTTTTTTTTGCCATTTCCTCCCAGTGAGTAACCCACGGGCCGTTGTTACCGGCTTTGCTCTGTGCCCGTACCAGCTCTATCTGTTTACGGGTCATTACCTCAAACTGTGTGCCGCCATCTTTAAGGCGGGCAACGGCATAGACATGAGTAACTGGTGCATCTTCGTTCTCACCCGGACGGTGTACCAGCTTCTCTTCCAGACCAAACTCGAAGCTGAAATCGTCACCTTCGCGGACGACGCGCGCGGAAAGACTTGCAATCTGTCCGGAACGGCGGGCAAGGTCGATCATTCCCCGGTAGCCAATAATTAACTGAACGTTTTTTTTGCCTGACTTTTCGTTTCTGTTTCCGAACGGTAGCATATAGGCATGACCGAGCGCGCCGCCGGGTTCCAGCCCAAGCTGGGAACACTGAACGATGGCGCTGACAAAACTCATGGTGTCACAGTCACCCAGCGCCGGAACTTTTCGGATTTCCGTTGTGGCTATCCGGATCATGCGTTCCGCTGTCATGTGGCGGGGCAGGGCCGCCGCCAGTTGTTCTTTCATGGAAGGCTGGTTGATAAAGCTGATCACATCGTTGTTATTTTTCACTGCCGTCGGGGTGCGTGCTCCCTGTGTTTTTTGCAGGTCGGCTTTTGCAATAGGTGGTTGTTTAGGCATTTGCATTCTCCTTCGCCCAGCGGGGCAGTGATAAAGTTTTAATGGCAGGCCATTCATCGTTATTAAGGCATTCGGCCAGGGTTTGCAGATTGCGACGATATTCCCGCTGACCTGCCAGTTTTGCGTCTTCACCCATCATGAAAATCTCAACCGGGTAACGCCCACATTCGGCGGTTGTACTGGCAACAAGGAAGACGAAGGTGGGTATCTCACCGAACTGCGCCCGATAACCGTCGCTGTAGAAAGCGTCCTGTACGTGGTAGCGATAATCGTAATAAGCTGTCCTGAACCGCTGGGTATCAGCAGTGGTTTTCACATCCATGATCCAGTGAAATTCAGGGATGATTTTGTCCGGACGGCACCGACACAAAATTCCTGTTTCCGGATCTTCCCAGTAGACTGATGATTCAGCATATCCGGCGCTTTCAACCAGCCACTGCCCCAGCGGTAACGCCATCACACTCTGGTACATAAGTTCGATTTTCCGGCCTTCTTCTGCCGTAAGCACGGTTCTTCCTGTCCGGGCGCACTCTTCCAGAAAGGTTTTCTCTTCTTCTTTTCCTGCGCTGGTACGGCGGTTAAATTCCGGAGCGATGATGAAGCGTTTACTGAATTCCTCTGGTTCCAGTACCCGGCAGTGAAAAGCCGTTCCTGTATCGAGAGATTTTGTTTTCTCCGTGTCCACGGGGGCATTTTTGCGCCAAAGATATATTGCTGGTGTATCTGCGATATCAGGGATCTGCCGCTTCGCCAGCTTCATCACCGCCAGTACCTGATCCACCGTCCGTTGTAATTTCCTGCCCTGTATCGCCAGCCGTTTCCTGCTGGTTACTCTCTTTCGGCGTTTCTCCATCTCTTTCTGTTCTGGCTTCCGTTTTTTCGGTCTGATTTGAGGGGGCACTGAACAGCGCTGAAACGTCGAAAGTCCCGTCTGCGTTTCTGGTGACAGCCTCCGGCTCTGCTGCTGGTTGTTTTTCCTCCGGCACCACTTCTTCTTTTTCACCCTGATTTGAGGCGCTGTAATTGTTATGAACCCACTTCGGATCGTTCGGGTCGCTGATGCCTTCGACATATTCACCGCGCGCGGCTGCCAGTTGTTTACCAACATCAACCGGGTTTTTAGGTGGAATGTTTTTACGTGCTTCGTGCAGTTCTGCCCGTATTTTCTGGTAGCCTGCTTCTGTCTGGCTTACAGGTGGTTCATTCTCCAGCGGCTGTGGGTCCGGATGATGTTCAGTTGTGTCCTGTTCCACTGCTTCAGGCGTTGCTGGTTCATCTGCCAGTTCGCCTGTCGGTTGCTGTTTTTCTTCATCACACTGAAACCTCCCTGCCTCAATATCCCGCAGACATTTGCCCGCCTGACGAAGCCTTGCTGCATTTTCTTCATGGGTTGTTGGGGTGTTATCAGGCACATATTCGTACCAGTCCGGATCGCGAACACCATGAACGGCAAGAAAGCTTTCGCACCACGTCCGGCGAAGATCAGGATTATCGTTATGTACGGCCTTTGGCGCTTTGCGTACCAGGTCAATAATGGTTTGTCGGTCGTAGCCTTTGATGTCGGGAATAATGCCCACTGTCATCGACATTCGCTTCCAGTCTTCCCGGTCTTCGGCGATGATACGTTTTGCAAAATCCATTGCAGGACGCAGGTTATTCAGATCCAGCTCCTCACAGAAACCACAGGCGAGCTCATAGTTAATCGTTCTGTGTGTCGGTTTTTCGCTACGGCGTGGACGTTCTGGCTTATTTACGTCGTCGACAATTACTTTATGTGGCCCGGTTTTTTTAACGGGTGCAGGTTTATTCTTCAGGCGTTCAGCCCATTCCTTAACCAGCAGGCCGCGGTTAACGTGTTCAGCACTGAACCATTCCTTAAAAAACTTAATAGTGGTGCATAACTCAGGTACTTTTCCATCGACAGGAAATACCTGTTTATACGCATTCACTGCTTTGTGAATATCATGTTCGATAGCTTTTTTGAACGGCTCTACATTTTCTGCGGCGAGTATCAGGTTCTGGACAGTGGTATTCTGAGTATCCATCTCCAGACACGCGATTTCTTTTTTCTGGTCTGTATCGACGTGATAAAGATATTCTCCATCGCCAATATACTGTGCCAGAACGCGATGGCGGAACGGCAGTGTCGCAACCACGGTCAGTTGAGGGTTTGCTGGCGGGTTATGAGATTCCTGTATCCCGTTTTCTCCGGCAGGAGTGCCAGCACCGTCGGCGAGTTCTGTTTCATCTGATTTAACAGCAGAAGCTGCGCCGGGGATAAGTGTCAGGGTTTTGCCGTCTTCGCCACCGGGTTCGCGGTTTTCACAAAATTTAGTATCAAAGACACCCTCGGGCGGAATGTCATTTTCTACCGGAAAATGTACGCGTACAGGTCTGGCAAAATCAGCTTCATCAAATCCGGCCGCATCCATAGCCAGTTCGCCACGGGAGAGGGCGAGTGACTGCTTTTTAGCTGTACACCAGAAAAAACCGGCTTTAAAGCCGAGGCGTTTCCTGGCACTTTCATTTTTAACCTTGTAATAAAATGAATATTCTTCCTGCTTAATGCTCATTGTTTTTTAACCTCAGTTAAGATTAAAATCGTTTTGCCAGTGAAAGTCCTCTCCGGGTGCTCACTGGTCATGTTTCTGGTGGTGGGTCTGGTCGCCCACCTCAGCATCGCCGGGATGTAAAACCGGGGAAGCGCCTGCATTTAATGCAGGCTTTTTTCCTTTGAGGCCTCAGACATCGCCCGCGCAAAATCACTGGCAACAGACAAGCTCTTCAATGCACCAATAACCTCCCGGGGACGTCTTTCACTTTGAGCAACATGGCTGCTGCGGCTATAGTGGAGTCCCATGCCCCTGTTTTTTCATCTGCATATGCAGTTATTGATTTATTTATTGAATAGCCATCTTCGTTTCTGCTTAACTCGTATGAATAGCCAATAACTACCGGCATATTGTTTTGCTCGCATATCTTAAATATACGGCTGGTGAGTTCTTTTAGTTCCTGTAATACTGCTGCATCAGGCGTTGTATTTTTCATTTTTATTTCCTTTTTCAGGTTGAGTGAATCCCTGCCATTGCTGGCATAGTTTTACTGTTTCAGTAAATGATTAATTAAAGTTCATGTGCCATCTGGTCATGGCTGGCACAGCGTTTACTGCAATATTTTTTTTTACGTGAAATAAGCGTTCCGTGCATATATATCAGTTCATATTCGTATGCGGTCTCTTCCGGTATTGCTTTCTGACAATATGCGCAGTTAATTAATGTCGGGTCTCCTTTCTGGGTGAGTAGAGTATAAATTTTACGAATCAAGCCCGGTTTTCTGTTTATTGCAGTCTGCTGTTTAGCCGGACTGCGCATCCAGTCGGAACGAGGTGTAATGACAGGTATCATCGTTTTATCCTCTTTGCCTGTTTATAAGCGAATTTTGTTGGTGCGGTGCCTGGTGCCTCCAGGTGACGATAACCAGTTAACCATTACCGCCGACTACTATTTCCACCCACAACATGAAGGACCGTTATGTCTTTTTAACTGTGCCGCGTGCGCTTAGCCGCATTCACCACACCACAAAATTCGCTTTAAAAAGGGCGGAAACCAGAAAGGAATGAACTGGTACCGCCAAAGACTACACACAGCAATGTCACGGGTTCCACTCGCAACCGGAAGCGCACTGTCGCAGTGGATTAAACGATAGACCTGACAAGGGAAGGTTCTGCGTAGTGCGCTTTCGTGTTGCGCCGGATGCTTTTCTGAATCCGGCTTCCTGTCTGGCTCTTACTCACAATGGTTTCTTGTTAACCAGCGTTGTGCGCCAGCTTCAGTTTTGAAAGTTTTGCTTCTGGTAAACGTCATGGCGGTAAACGTACCGTCATTATTGGGAAATACGCCATAAACCACAGATTCATTGTTGCCTAAGTCGATTGCTTTCATTTTTCCCTCATCCGCTTAACGCCCGGCGGCGGAACGTTTTATCTACTGCGCTTGTTACTTAACAACAACTGCCGTCATGTTCGTATGCCTCAGGCTGGCTACTTAGCCCGACTCAGCAGCGGGATAACTCATGGTATTGTCCGGCTGTTATCTGGTCTGGCGTTGTCTTGATACATCAAATGCTCACATATCGTGAGTAATTTGTCAATATAAATTGTGAGCATTATTTTCTTGGTGGGATATGGATAAGCAAAAAAATCCCGCATTTGCGGGATTACTAAGAGGGGAGGTTAGCTCAAGAGGATGGAGTATCTTTTTTATGCTGTCTGCTTCTAAGGTATTGTTCTACATACTCATCAATTTCTTTTAATCTGATTTCAAACAGATCAAGCATACGTGTTTGCTCTGATGCTGGCAGTTGATTAAACAATTCGAGTAGCTTTTGTTGGTTATCACTCAGCCATGAGTTGGCATTTTCCTGCTTACCGAACATTAGTTCTGCGGGGGAAATGCCAAGCACTTGGCCAAGCGTAATGGCATCCTCAGCTCCAATACTCCGCGTTCCAGCCTCGTAATTTGCAATGCGTGACGACCCCGACCAGCCACATAGCTTAGCCAGTCGTCCCATGCTTAATCCTCTGTTTTGGCGGATAGTTTTAAGACGTTCGCCAATTTGTTCTGCAATCGTTTTCATGTTTGGAATTTTATCACGCTACGTGAAATTGATGATACTCACGTATGTGTAGTTGACCATGCTCACGAATTGTGAATAATAAAATTCGGAGGTTTTAAATGAACAAAATTTCAACATACAGAAAGCAACTGGGGCTATCTCAAAGGCAGCTTGCGACTCACCTGGGATGGATACAGAGCCGTCTGGCGAACTACGAAGCAAATTTTCGCACACCCGGACTGGAGGAGTGCCGAAAAATTGTTGCCACACTTAACCATCTGGGATCTCGCTGTGTTCTTGATGATGTTTTCCCTCCTCATGTGAACGATAGCAGAACCATATTAGCGAAGGTGAACAACCATGATCACCCCTGAAACAGCCAGTCAGGCGTTATCGTCATGGCTGGCATATCTACAGATAACCCAGGAAACCGCCACGCAGCTGATCACCCGCGCGTTCTTGGAGCAGCCGGCGCGACCGCAAATAGCGGTTCACCGTATCGAGCGTGACGACGGAACGGTGGATTACGACGCATGGCGCCGTAACCGGATAAACATTTTTCAGCGCTGGCGGAAACGGGAAACGGCGGAGCACTGCGAGAAATTCTCTGCGCTGATCCCCGCTATTCTGGAGGCGATCCGCAAAAGTGCGCCGGAACTGCATAAACGAATAACGGCAGGGCAGAGCATTGAATACCTGCTTTCACAGCTTTTAAAAAAACCGCAGTGGCAAGCGCGGTACTTCTTGGCGCGCCGCTGGCGGATTTTGAGCGAAAGTGTGACGAGGCCATATATGCGTTACAGGCGTTACGTAGCGGTTATCGCCAGCAGTACCAGAGTGAGTAATTTTTTATGTTTTATCGCCCGGAAAAGAGCGTAGAGAGGCTTTATGGCCGCACTTCCATACATGCAGCTTTACATCGCTGATTATCTGGCGGACACCATGCACCTTTCTGCCGAGGAGCATGGAGCCTATTTGCTGTTGATGTTCAATTACTGGCAGACCGGAAGAGCTATCCCGAAAAGCAGGCTGGCAAAAATTGCTCGGATTAGCAGTGAACGCTGGGGGGCAGTGGAAGAGTCCCTGAGAGAGTTTTTCATTGATAACGGTACTGAATGGATTCATGAGCGTATCGAAAATGATCTCGCTGCGGTCAGGGATGTTCTGGCGAAAAAGTCGGCAGCAGGGAAAGCATCTGTTCAGTCCAGAAGGAACAGGAAGAAAACGCAGGCCGCCAGTGGAAGTAACACAAGTTCAACAGGTGTTGGTTTGGTGTTTAAACAGGAAGCCAACAAAAAGGGAACTAATAAAGATATAGATCTAAAAGAATTAAACCCCACACATAACGCGTGCGCGCGCGCGAGTGCTCCGGTTAGTCAGCCTGGAATTATGGAACAGCCTGTCGTGACTGAACCGGAATACCGGGAAGGCCTGAACGAGCCGATCGGGAAATTCTCAATGATGGATGACTGGCATCCCTCGCTGGATTTCCGACAACGGGCCGCCCAGTGGGGCGTTGCGTTACCAGAGCCGGAATATTTACCTACGGAGCTTGTCGCGTTCAGGGATTACTGGACGTCGGAGGGAAAGGTGTTCACACAAATCCAGTGGGAACAAAAATTCGCCCGTCACGTAAACCACGTTAGGGCAAAGGCGAAACCAGCCAGCAGGGGAGAAAACCATGCAGAAATCCAGCCAGACAGCACCGCATCGCGGGCAGTACAGCAAATCAGGGCAGCCCGCGTGCAGTGGGAACGCGAAAACGGGATCGCCAGCGACGGAGACGGCCTGGCGACTCTGGGAAGTCATGGGGGAAATTTATTCGAACCGATGGACGCAGAAGAACGGCGCGGCACCTTCGAAGCTGTGGGTGGCCCAGATTGGGGCGATGACTGAGCGCCAAATCCGGCTGATTTGTCAGCAGTGTATGGAGCGATGCCGGGCGGCTGAGACATGGCCGCCGGACCTGGCTGAGTTTATTTCGCTGGTTTCTGAAAGCGGAGCTAATGCGTTTGGTCTCACAGCCGATGCGGTGCTGGCGGAATATCGTCACTGGCGTAACGAGTCCTGGCGCTACTCCGGCAGTGATAAATATCCGTGGCCTCAGCCGGTTCTGTATCACATCTGCACCGAGATGCGCAGAACGGGCGTTGAGCACCAGATGACGGAAGGCGAACTGAAACGACTTGCAGAACGGTTACTGGCGAAGTGGACAAAACACGTCGGTAATGGTTTCAGCATACCGCCGGTACGCCGTCAACTGGCAGCGCCGCGTCATCCGGCAGGGCCAACCCCGGCACAACTGATGATGGAAGAATTCAGACGGCGTAAGGCGGCGGGAAGGCTTTAACAGGGGGGACTTATGAGCAGAAATTACACACCGGCGCAGAAAGCTGAAATACAGAAGCGCCTGACGGAACTGGTACGAAACCACGGTCGGATGACGTTTGGAGAACTGCGGAAGATAACGGGGTTAACCATTTTTTCAGCCCGTCACTACCTGGAAAAGGCGGAAAGTTGTGGGGATCTGTATCAGGCCGGGAGAAGCGGTATTTTCCCTTCGGAACAGGCTTTCCTGCTTTGGAAGCAGAAACGTGAAGATGCCAGGATTACCCGCTTTCTGAAAACACCGGAGGGTGTGGTGCGTTCCTACGACCGGACCAGAAACGTTATCTGTACGGAGTGCCGGAACAGCGTGACGATGCAAAGGGTACTGGCATTTTATCGGGGAAATTACCGGGAGGCGAAATCTGAATGAAAATCGAATACCAGGAAGGATGTGCTGAGTCCCGTCTGAAACTACGTGTGAATAATGAACAGACTAAATGGAATATGTCCTAAATTTGATTGAAAGCGTTGCATTAAAAATACTAGATCATTCAGGATGTTTAAGTATTAGTTAGGTGTGGATGATAGTGAGATGGTGTGGGGTATGTTTTCAAAAAAATAATAACTACTGTGTTCTTAACTTTAATAATATAAAAGGAAATGAAATATGCCATTAAGTTTTCCAAATGTATATTTAAATACCCATATGAGAATAGAGACATTACCCTCGGATATTCTCGACAGTATACGTAATGCAGCCAGACCTCCTGATGGCGCGACTGGGCCGACTGAAATACAGGTGCAACTACGTGATGCATTATACCTGGTACGTCATAGCCCCGACGAAGGAGCATTTGAGGTGGTTCCATGGCGTGAGCCGGGGCAGGTTTATAGTGATATTCGCAGGAGTTATCCAGAAAGGTTTAGCAATGCAGAAAGGCTGGCACGCCAATTAAATCGTACATGGAATATGCCTGCACCGCCTGCATCTTTAACTTTTTCTGAATCCCAGAACGCTAGATACCATTTTAATACTCAACCTGCCAACATAAGAGATTTATTACCTGTTAGGATTAATTTCTGTAGTTTTCAGGTTGAAGCAGGAAGTTTTGCATGTTCTGAAGAACATTTAACTTGTCCGATAACGCTGGATATTCCAACAAACGGTGTTTTTGTTAAAGTATCATCACAGTCAGATATTTGTTGCTTATTTGACAAAGAGGCATTCCTCAACCTGGTGTGTCAGGGATTAGAGCATCCTTTGAGTCGGGAGCCTATCTGTATGGGTATGATAGTTAGAAAAAGTGAATGTTTTTTTAATACCGAGCGTGATAAATTTACCTTAAAGTAGTGTCTGATTAAATATTATCAGATGAATATGAACTTTGTANGGAAAAACCCCCCGCCGCCCCTGATGTGTCAGGTATCCTCAATGCACCCACATTCAACCCGCTCCGGCGGTTTTTTTAATGCCCGGGAAATGAGCATGTCAAAAATCACCAGTTTTAAAATTATAAATAGAACACAGTGAAAATGTCATTGCATGTGGTCAAAAATCAGTCATATTTATCAATAATAATAATTAGTAGCCAGCTATATATTCATGGTGAGAATGAAGATGCTTTAAAAATGCTCAAGTTCGTTATCTATGGAGACACCGTGAAAAAATTAAATAAAACATTCACTTGTAAATATGCTGTTATTCGCCGTGATGACATGACAGTAATTGCTGAAATGGATTTTTTTCCTGACTGCAACAGGTCATTGATGTATCGGGATGGCCGCTATGTCCGGTTTCTGCCGTTGTTGCAAAATGACATCATGGGGAGCGATACCCTGATTAATGAGCTGACTATCAGGGCCGGTTATCATGAATAATCATCCTTTGTTATACTCGTCTGAGGGCTGAACTCCCAATCTACTGCGCCACCGGAGAGAACGATGGCGCATTTACAACTGGTCAAGCAAACCTCATCAGGGCTTCTGCTCCCGGCGACGCCGGAGAGTGGGGATTTCCTGCGCTCAGTAAAAATCGGTGAGTGGATACACGCCGATTTTAAGCGTGTCCGCAACTACGCCTTTCATAAACGATTTTTTAAACTCCTTCAGCTTGGTTTCGACTACTGGACGCCAACGGGCGGCACGGTCACATCGCGGGAACAGAAACTTATCTCCGGGTTCGTTAATTTTCTTTGCGACTCCGCAGGCCAGGAATATACCCCGGCCCTTAACGAGACGGCGGAACAGTACCTCCATAACGTAGCTACCCTGCGAACCGGGGACGTCGCCCTTCTTAAATCTTTCGATGCCTACCGCGCATGGGTGACGGTTGAGGCTGGTCACTATGACGCCATCCAGCTACCGGACGGCACCCTCCGCAAACATCCCCGCAGCATCGCTTTTTCCAGCATGGATGAGGTCGAATTTCAGCAGTTGTATAAATCCGCGCTTGATGTGCTCTGGCGGTGGATTTTATCACGGACATTCCGTACCCAGCGCGAGGCCGAGAACGCCGCCGCCCAGCTCATGAGCTTTGCGGGGTGA